CCTAATGTAATCTATAAGATTAATCAGAAAGAATTTAATTTATTAGATCCTGATCATATACCTAAAGCTGAGAATATAATTGTAACTGCTGGTGCTGAAGGTGCTTTGTGGAATAAGAAACAGTTTCAAGTACCTATCACTAGAGTGTTTGATGTGACTGGTGCAGGTGATACATTCTTAGCAGCACTAGTCTTTTATCATATACAACTTGATTCTATGGAAGAGTCTATTGCTTTTGCTAATAGAGCAGCAGCAATTGCTGTTCAGAATCCTGGCACATATACTATGACTATGGAGGATGTAGATGCCATTATCAAATGATGTATTTGCATATCATACTTCTCATAACTCATCTGTTTGTTATTTGAAAGATGGTAAGGTAGATTGGTCTCTGGAAGAAGAGAGGGTTAGTCGTCAGAAGCATGATCAAAGACCTTACTTAACTATTAGTGAATATCTAAAGGATGTACCTGGTTGGATACTACATTCATGTTTAGTTTATCCTGATGATATTGATGCTGCCAATAAAGTGATGGCATTTTGTAATGGATTAATATTTAAAATGATTAGTAAGGATAAAAGGATTGATAAGACACCTGTGTTTGAGGATGGAGAGTTAACTGTCTTGTGTAGGACAAATGAGTCTCCTAATATGATGGACTGTAGTGAGGAACATCATTTATATCATGCATCAATTGGATTTTATAATTCTGGTTTTAAGGAGGCAGCAGTACTGGTTGTTGATGGTGCTGGTGCTTGGACAGATAAATGTGCTCATGAAGTAGAGACTATTTACAAGGTATCTTATCCACATTCTTTTGAGAAATTACATAAGAGAGCAGTACCTTGGCAGAATTTATTAGACAAACATACTATTAGTAATCCTACTAGTGGTATTGGTATGGCATACTCTGGTGTCAGTGCATTCCTTGGGTTTGGAACTCTAGAGTGTGGTAAACTTATGGGTTTAGCATCTTATGGTGAGGATGATCTTAATATTAAACCATTCTTAGTTGATGGGCAGATAGATGAGTCTTTATGGAAAAGGAATAAGCATGGTGTAGAACTATTACCTTATGATTACATAGCAGATAGAAGTGAATGGGTTGAAGTATTGAGAAAGAATGAGACTGATCCTACTAAGTTTCAAAATCTATGTAACTTAGCATATAGAATGCAAAAGGATTTTGAGACTTATATGATAAATTTAATTCATAAAGCATTAGAATTGAGTGGGTCAAATAATATAGTAATATCAGGTGGATGTGCATTGAATTGTATGGCAAACTATGAATACTTGAAACATTTGCCAGAAGGTGCTAAACTATATGTTGAACCAGTGTCTAGTGATGCTGGAATTTCTATTGGTATGGCAATGCATTGTTGGAGACACTTAACTGGGTCTACTGAAATTTATCCTCTTAAAAATCTTTATCTAGGACCAGAAAATGAGATACTGCTTTGATATAGATGGTACTATCTGTACACCTGGTACATGTAAGTCGTGCCAGTATGAAGGTGCTACTCCTAAGAAAGATAGGATAGAAAAGATTAATAAACTATATGATGAAGGACATTATATTATATACATGACTGCTCGTGCTATGGGTAGGAATAAAGATCTTCCTCATGCAGAAGCAGCAAAGAAAGCAGTGGATGTAGTGGAACCCCTCACTAAAATGCAGCTAGATATATGGGGGTGCAAATACCATCAGTTAATCTTTGGTAAACCCCATGCTGATCTCTTTATTGATGATAAAGGCATAAACGATTATGATTTTTTTAAATGAGAGAAACTAAACCAAAATTTGTCCCTAAAGGATGGGGTTGGGAGAAATGGATTGCTAATTCCTCTGAGTACTGTGGTAAGTTACTCTTTATTAAGAAGAACCACAGGTGTTCGTGGCACTATCATGTGTTAAAGGATGAGACCTTTTACTTGCAGTCAGGTAAGATACATCTTTTCTATGGTGCTACAGATAACTTAGAGGAAGCAAAGACAATGATTTTAGAACCTGGTGACAGTTTCCATTGTTGTAGGAAGACTAGGCATCAGATGGTAGCAATAGAAGACGCAGAACTATTTGAGTTTTCCACTCAGCATTTTGACGAGGATTCGCACCGAGTTATACCTGGAGATACTCTTTAACTGTTTTAAATTTGTAATCTTTCAACCAACTCATGTCTGCTATGGTATAATACTGGTACTTACCCTTTAAGTGAGGTGGAAATGGGATTGGAATCAATTTCGACTGCGTTTTTAATGAAACTAGTTGAGCTACAGTGTCAATTGCTGTTGGCGATCCTGTGCCAAGATCGAATATGCCAGAGCCCGCAGTGTTTGATAAAGCTACATTCACAAGATCCCCTACCCACACATAGTCACGAAGGATTTTCTCAGAGCCTTCAAACGGATGTATTTGACCCGTGGCAGACTGCCATTGAAACTGACTGACTAGTGATGCCATCGCTCCTTTATGATGCTCACCTGATCCATATACATTAAAGTATCTAAACCCCTGAACATATCTAAAGCGTTCTATATTATCTAAGACCCAGTAATCTACTGTTGCTTTAGATAATGCGTAGTAGTTCAGGGGATTTATAATGCCTCGTTGGTTACCGTAGACAGATGCTGAACTGGCATACTTAACAGGGATACCATACTCAATTGCTTTCTCAAATAATTTAATACTAAAGTCAATATTATATTTGTATACCATCTCAAGGTTCTTGTTGGTTGTAGAAGACAACGCACCTTGATGGATGATCATATCTATCTTGTCCCAACTCTTGAAGTTATCTAAGAAGTCTAGACAGTTCTCTAGATCAACTTCAACTACACCATCAAGAGAATTCTTAAAGTGTTTTCCAATGAATCCATCAGCACCTGTTAGAATATTCATGCTAAAATCTTTACTTTATATATTCTACCACAGATAAATACTAAAAAAAGTGCATAGAGCCGTGATAGGAAGACTCGCATCGTTAAAAACGACATACCAGAAGGGTACAGTTACCAACACTCTACTGTACACTGCCACTGAGATGGTAACTGTCAATGTTTCGGCAGCAAACCAGACAGAGGGTAAGTTAACTCATTCAGTTTCTCTTTCTGGAAACAGTGATATAACTTTATTGAGTGCGTTAAGTAATGCAGGTACTGGGTACGCTGCTGGTACAAAAATTGGATTGTCAGGTGGTACTGGATCTGATGCGACGGTTGATATTGCAGAGTCTGGTGGAGTTATTAATAATGTAGTAATTAATGAAGGTGGGTCAGGATATAGTCTTGGTGATGCTCTTACTATAGACAATGCTAATGCTGATGGTATTAGGCAACTTTCTATTACTAATACAGGTGGTAGTATACCTGCTGGAATAACATCTGATGTTGTTACAACTGCTCTTTCTGGTACAGGATCAGGATTGACATTAGATATTACTGGTGACAACGGAAATGTAATTGCTGTTGCTATTAAAACTGATGGATCAGGGTATGCACAGAATGATACAATACAAATCTCTGGACTTGGTGATGGTTCTGCAGAATTGAATGTTGATTTCATTCATGGTAACAGTGCAACTCTTACTGTTGCTGATGGTAACTTTAATAAAGAATCTGACTTCATTGCTTATGGTATACCATTGTTAGTCGGTGGCAATGCAATGTATGATGACATTACATTGAAGACAGGTGATTCGATATGGGTTTCATCATCTGAACCTGGTGTAAGTTTTACTGTCATTTCTAATACAGCATATGGTAATGTTAATACTGATGTTCAGAAAAATTTAGGTAGAGGTAATTCATATATTAGTAGCACTGCATTCCCTCAGATCAATGACAATGTAGGATTAATTACTGCTAAGTATGATGGTGTTGCAACCATTCATGTATCAAATAGAAATTCAGATAGAGTTTCTGCAGTCTCTGTTGGTATTGCTTCAGGAGATATTACTACCTTTGAACATGCTGATTTCTTCTTGTTTGGACAGAGACTACAACCATTACAAGAATTAAAGATAGACAATATAGGTATTGCTAGTGGTCAGACTCTAGTTACTAGAGCATCTAAAACTGATGTAGCATTTGCTGCATACACTAAACCTATTGAACTCCAGTTTGCTGGTGTTGGTACTGATGGAAGTGTTAATACTATTGGTGTCATCACTGCTACTAAGTTTGTTGGTGATGGATCTCAAATTACTGGTGTGATTGCTGCTGGATCTGGTGTTAGTATCACTAGTGATGGATCTCAGGTTGGTGTTGCTGCTACCATTGATTTTGGATCAGAGTTTAATATCACCACGGTATCTGCTGGTATTGCTACAATCACTGCTGGTACTGTTCCAAATGCATCCGTTGCAGTTTACGCTGCTACTGCTGGAGTGGCAACTGTGGCACAAGAAGCTAATGCTCTTGCCGTTGGTGTTGCTGTATCTCTAGCATCAAATGCTCTTAGTGCAAATCAATGCACAGGTAATGCTGCTAGTGCTGACATTGCATCTGGTCTTACTACTAATTTTGATATTATATCTTACAATCCTATCAGAACATATGATAAGTTCTATGGAGATGGTAGTCAATTACAAAATATAGTTGCATCTGGAACTGGTATTATTGTTAGACATGATGGAGCAAGTGTCGGTACTGCAAGTTCCATTGATTTCACAACTAGTTTTGATGTTACAACAACCTCTGCTGGTATTACAACTATTAGTATTCAAAAGGTTCCTCATGCTGATATCTGTGGTGTCTCCAGTTACGCAAACAAGACTGGTATTGCTACCTATGCAACTAACGCAGGAATCGCTTCACAGGCGACCAATGCTACCTTTGCACAGACTTCATCCTTCTCGACCTTAACGGGTGCTGCAGAGACCTCTAAGAGTCTTTACACGGAGCATAAAGGACCATTCTTACCTCTACCTGTTACTCGTGGTACTAAAACAATTAATCATAGGTATCATGGTATTGGATCTGATAGATCTATTAACATTCAAGGATACGAGTCACCTTACTTAAGATTTGAAGTTGGACAGACATATAGATTTGAGAATGCTGCACAGCAAGCAAACTATCCTCTTAGATTCTACACATCAGCCTCAGGTGATCCAGTAGGTTATGGTAGTACTACTCCTGGTCACATGACTCAGGATGTTACTGAGACTGGATCTTATACAGAGATTACTGTTACTGAGTACACACCATCACTATTCTGGTATGGTATGGGTGTTGGTGCTACTATGGGTAGCATGGGTAACTCTATTCAGGTCTTTAACTCTGAGATGAATAGAGTTCTTAAGGTAGGAGAGTATAAGAATACTGCTGGTCTTAAGACATGTACACATACTCAGATGTTTGAGGGTCGTGCTACTGCATGGTACATGAACACTAACTTAGGTGTAGGTAACAGTGACTATACTCCTGGAGATCGTTCACATAATGTTAGCTCAATTGAACAAGCATCTACTGGTGTATACACTGTAAACTTTGCTGATGCAATGAATGATAATAATTATGCTGTTGTTATCAATGGTAGAGGTACAAATAACTTCCCAGGTGGTCTTGTAGAAGGTACAGTATTTGATAGGACAACAACAGGATTTGGAGTAACAATTTACAATGGAATACCTGCTCCAGAAGACCTAAGAGATGTCAATATAGTTGTGTACGGAGGTCAAGACGGAGAACCTGCATTCTTATAATAAATACTTCTTTACTGCTATAATATGACAGTTGCAGAAAGAATTATGTTTACCGTCTATTCGATGGAAGGATGTGAGTATTGCCATAAGGTTAAGGAGCTGTTGCACTTGACAGGTCAAGAGTTTGTAGTGTATACTGTTGAAACACACTTTACTATAGAGGAATTTGAGGATGAGTTTGGAACTAGGCAGTTCCCACAGGTCGTAGTAGATCATGTAGGTAAAGACGAAAGGACAAAGATTGGTGGTGCTGCTGAGGTTGCTCAGTACTTCAAGGAAAATAACATTAGTCTCGCACCTGCTAAATAAAATCAATTAGCATGGAGGTACAAAGTTTTAAACTTCTGTAAACCCTAGCGAGTAAAAAAATGTTAGTTACATCACTGGTCTTCGGATCTTTCTTTATTATCTTAACAGCGATTGTGTCAGTCATGTTGGGATGGGTACTCAGAGAGTACATGTTCTATCACCATGATCGACCTAACATCAATCCACCAACACATCCAGAGATGTATGATGAGCATGGAAATATCATACCTGAATCATTGATTGCATTTCGATTTGATAATGTTGTGGATGAGGATGAAGACGACGATTAATTCTTGAAATTATCATGGCTAAATTACCACCAAAACCTCTTGTGAGCGAAGTACTTGATGCTGTTCACAAGGCAAAGACTAAATCAAAGAAAATAGAGGTACTTCGAGAGTATGACTCTAAAGCATTAAGATACTGTCTCATCATTAATTTTGATGAGAGTATAGTTTCTGCTTTACCTGATGGAGATGTACCTTATACACCAAATCCTTCACCAACAGTGGACTCAGTAAGTAAACTTGCATCTGAGTACAGAACACTGTATAATTTTGTGAAAGGTGGCAACAATGAACTCTCTGGTACTCGTAGAGAAGTGTTGTTCATCCAACTTCTAGAGTCACTAATGCCTAGTGAAGCAGAAGTATTATGTTTAGTAAAGGATAAGAAACTTGGCAAAAAATACAGATGCAGCTTCCCAGTTGTCTCCGAAGCCTACCCCGATATCGTCTGGGGAAACAGAACCTAAGATTTGGTCTCTAGAGGATAGGAAAACAGCAAAGGACGAATATTGGATCAACATCCATGAACCTGATTGCTCTTTAGAAAAATCTAATGTCAAATCATTACCTACTAATTCTTATTTGGTAGAGTATATGGTGGACAATTCTGATAAAACTCACTATGATATTGTCATTGCTGCCAAAAAATCAGATGTGTTTAACTTTTATTGGGATAAACTTAAAGGTGGTCTAAAAGATATTAGATACACTAATGGTACAAGGAACCCTTCTATGTGGGGTAATGCTCCAGTACCAACTAAAAAGAAAAGAAAGAAGAGTGACTCTTAAGGATCATCTAACTCCCAAGAAAGATTGGACTCCTGAAATGTGGTTGCAACATGCATGGGTTATGGTACACTCTCCTTGGATTGATGAAGAGGAGAGAGAGTACTGGAAATATAAAATTAAAGAGTTATCATGACAAAGATTTTGGTCACAGGACACAAAGGATTTATAGGCAGTTATGTCTACAATCATCTCAAATATGATGCAGGTTACGGTGAACTTGTTGACGGTATAGATTTCCCTGATGATGTCGGGGATTTTCAGTCTGAGATTGGTATGTTCGATAAACCATATGATTATGTCGTACACCTAGCAGCATTTGCTAATATCAGAGGTAGTTTGGACAATCCAGAAGTATTCTGGGAGAATAATGTAGAGAAGTCTAAACCTATCTTTGAATATTGTAGGAGATATAATGTCAGACTACTCTATGCTAGTTCAGCACAAGTAGAGGAGTGGTGGCAGAATCCTTATGGTATTACTAAGAAGGTTAATGAATTGCAAGCACCACCTAATAGTGTAGGAATGAGATTCCAGACTGTATATGGTGAGGACAGTAGATCTGATATGTTATTCAGGAAGTTACAGGATAAGACAGCAACATATATTACCAACCATAAAAGAGATTGGATTCATGTTAAGGATGTTGCTAGAGCAATCTGTTATCTATTGTCTGGTACATATACTGGGCATATTGATGTTGGAACAGGTGAGGCTATATCAGTTCAGGAACTAGCAGAAGCATTTGGTCAGGCAAATTTACCAGTTAAAGAGAACACACCAGGTGAAAGAGATGTTACATGTGCTGACACGACTGCCTTGCGTGGACTTGGTTGGTTTCCAAGAGAAAAGGTTTTAGAATGTATTCCTGATGGAAAACCAAATTCTAATTATAGATGAATCCATATAAGACAAATATAAGAATTATAAAAACAGGTATTGACCCAAAACCTTTTCTTGATCAGATGGATCCAGATCATTGGAATTGGGTGTCTAAACAACAAAATTTGGGTGGTGATAAGAATCCGTATGGGTTCTTACCTTTAGTGTGGGCATCAGTTCCTCCTGGTATAGATCCTCATGAACATAATGGTAAGAAAAAGACTGCACTTTACGATTATTACACAGAAATTCATAAATTTTGGAAAAAGTATAAGATCAAGAAAACTGGTAGAGCAGCATTTTTTAAATTATCTCCAGGTAATAGAGTTTTAGAACATATTGATAAAGGAGATTATTATAAGCATAAGGATAGATATCACTTATCATTACAGGGAAGATATCGTTACAGAGTCGGTGATGAAGAAATGATTGTAGAACCTGGCACATTCTTCTGGTTTTATAATAAAATACCTCATGAGGCAGAGAATGTCGGTGATGTTGATAGAATTACATTTGTTTGGGATGTTCCACACCACAAGTCGAATCCTCACCACAAAATCGGTTTCTGAGGCAAATTCGACTTTTCATTCCCATAATTCGGGAAAAAAAAGTCGGGAATTTTTTTGATCCACAGGATTTTTGTAACACATGTTACAAAACTGGTCTTATACATAGTCATGTGTTACAATACACATATCGTTCATCCCTTAAGGGACGCAAGTAAGCCGACTCGGAACGGGTTATCGTTCATCTCAATGGAACTACTAATCGCAACTGCCTTTACTTGTTCTGATGCGTATGCTGTCATCGAAGCGATGAAAGAATACGATATCAGGGAAGAGACCAGAATCGAAATGATTCAGGTTGTTAAGGAAGAGATGAGTACATGTCCTTGGGACGCAAAAGCCGACTGAAGGAACGGGGTCTAATCCACCTCTACTACTTTAGGAGTAAACCAATGGCACAAGTCACATATCGTGGTGTCTCATACGACACAGATGCTAAGAAAACAGAATGTCCTTCTGACAAGTCAACTCTCACATATCGTGGGGTTAAATTTGAAAAGAAAGTCGTTTCGGCATCTTGATAAAAATCTTGCATAACTTTAAGGAGGGGTAGACACCCCTCCTTTTTTAATATATAATAGATCCTATGTTAGGAGGTAAAATGCTACACATGAGAGAACAATTACTCAGAGCAGTGTTATCACATGCTACTGGAGAGATTGAAAAACACAAAGCTAATGTAAATGTCTATTTGGAGCATCCTGCTGGTATTGGAGAGCATTCTGATATTACCGAAGCAATTCAATGCGAAATAGACAAAATTGCTAGGTATCATGATCAAATAGAGGTAATAAACAAGTACTTTAGACAACCTTCTAAACAATCTTTAAATGAATAAAGGTAAGTTAAAAGTTCTAATAAGAGCATTAAAAGAAATTCAGGAAGAATTGGAATCAGAGATTTATTCTGATACTGAAGCATACACACAACCTCCTGTCGGAGATGTAGAAGAAGTTTGGGATGATGATGATGGATACCCCGATTAGCGAAGAAAAACTTAAGCTACGACAAGAGGTTCTTAAAATCCTGATGTCTAAATACGGTAATAGTACCTATGCCAACCGTGCCATTTATGAATGTGCCGATGATTGGTGTAGTAAACAAGTTACAACAAACGGACTAGCAGGTTATTTTAAAGCGTATTATGCGACTAAAGGAAACGATCAAATTGGTGAAGAAAGCACTGAAGCATCCTGAAATGTATTCTGAGGAAGAACTCAGATATATGCGTCAGGCAAAGAGAAATGCTAAAGCACAACTTAAATTGAAACAACTGAGAAAACTACAAAATGACAGTCAAATTGATTCAGGTAACGCCAAATCCTGAAGAGCAAATGGCATATATTGCCAGAGTCTCTAATCCCAATAATCAAGATAATCCAAACTATGCAGGATTATTAAAGTACTGTATAAAACATAATCATTGGTCAGTATTTGAACAGGCATATATGACTGTTGAAATATCGACTACTAGAGGTCTTGCGGCTCAAATTCTTCGTCATAGGTCATTTACCTTCCAAGAATTTAGTCAGAGATATGCTAATACTAATGCTTTAGGTGATATACCTATTCCAGAACTTCGTAGGCAAGATCTTAAGAATCGTCAGAACAGTATTGATGATATTGATGATAAAAAACAGAAAGATTTAGAACTTAGTATTGCGAAGCATTTTTATGCAGCAAAAGACCTTTATAATGAGTTAATTCGTCAAGGTGTTGCTAAGGAATGTGCTAGATTTGTTCTACCTCTTGCTACACCTACGAAATTGTATATGACTGGTTCTTGTCGATCATGGGCTCATTACATAGATCTTAGATCTGCTCATGGTACTCAGAAAGAGCATATGGACATTGCTGAAGCATGTAGAGGAGTTTTTATTGATGTATTTCCAAATGTATCTGAAGCACTAGGTTGGGTATGACCAAAGTTGAATCTTTTTTTAGTAAAGATCCACAATCCCCATTTGCTCCTCAATGGGGATATTATATTGCTGAAAATGATCTTGATATTGATGTAAAATCTCTTTCTAGTATAGTTTTAAAAGAAGAAAAGATAATTAAAGAAAAATATTCAGATTTTTGGGCAGATTCCACGATAGAGGAACTTGATGCTTGTGGTGCTATTGGATTGGGTAAAGATTGTTTAACTTCTAGATTTAATCATTTTAATGTTTTAAAATGGGACTATCCTGTATGTAAGAAATTGCATAGAGAGATTGTTTCATTTCATAATGAATATATTAAAGGTTCTCTTGGTAAAATACCAGACTTAAACTTAAAGGTTAGATGTTGGGCTAATGTGATGCGTAAAGGTCAATTAATCAATAAGCATTGTCATGGTCATC